GCTATTTCAGCCGTGGGAATTTGGTTGAGCGCCCCGTTTTGCCATTCTGTGGGGGCTGTGAAGCGTTCTGTGCGCCACCGAGTATCTTGTTGGCATCGGAGCGCAAAGCCTCTGGTGTCGTCCCGAGAAGCCCGCACAGGGCCTTTGCCTGCATTGTGCGCCCGTAGCGCGCATAGAGGCTGTCGGCAATGCCTGGATCAATGCCGAGCCTGCGCGCCGCGCTCTGCACGCCCTCCAGCGTGTCAGCTGTCCCGCTGATCGCCTGCTCCGCTTTCGTTGCCGCGCCTTGCAGGTCTGCGGAGGGGAACATTTTCGACGCTGCCGCTATGATCTGCTTGAGGTCCATTCTCTTTCAGCTCCTTTACTTGGTCCGAGAGGCCCTTGATGACCTCGGCCATGTCGCTCATGGCCGACTGCATCTCGCTCATCAGCTGCTCCTGCGTTTTTGGCGGCGTGATGACGCCGAGCTCAACGAGCTTGTCGTAATACTGCTGCGTCGTTCCTTCCAGCTCTGCGTAGGCGGCAGCCGTCTTCCCGATGAGCTGCTGGCGGTTGCCGAAATAATCGGTCTGGAAAATATCACCGTTGTCGATAACACACATCATGCAGTTTCCGCCGCTGTATCCGGCGATTGCAAACTGGTCCATGCGCGCACCTCCTTTTGTTGCCTCAATCATACCGTGGTTCGCGCCCTACAAATGGTCATCGTTTGGTCATTATTTGGTCAAAAAATATTTTGCAAAAAGCTCAAAAAGCTCTTGACTTTACGCCAATATTGGCGTATACTAAGCACATAAAGCAAGAGGGAAAACCTCGGGAGGAAACGAAAATGAAGTACAACAAGAGTGAGATCATGAAGAGCGCATGGAACCTTTTTAAGATGTCTCAGAAGTGGGCCGATTCCCTCGCTTTTCCCGAGTGCCTCCGCCGCGCTTGGAACGCCGCCAAGAAGTCCATCGAGAACACCAAGAAGCTGATGTCTAACGGCTGCATGAAGGTCATCAACGGTTCTCGCCTCGGCCTCATCCGCACTATCGCCGCTGACTATACGATGGGCTGGATCGTGACCGGCAAGACCTACGCCGCCCGCAAAGAGCTCAAGGCCGCTGGTTTTCGCTGGGATCCGGAATCCCGCAACTGGTTCACCGCCGACCGCAAGGTCGCTGAGTATTTCTGCTGATAAGAGAGGAGAATAATCATGACGACTTATTACGTGACCGCAGACCTCGACCGCGCACCGACAGCGCAGGAGGCAAAGGAAATCGGCGCCCCCCGTGCAAAAATCTATCTTGGCCGCGTTAAGGCAATCATCTGTGCCGACAGCATCAAGGACGCTTGCGCGCGTGGGCGCAAATGCATCGAAGGATGCATTCAAGAGGGGCGAACGATCAGCAACGTCGGCTGTATGCCGGTTGCCGACGCCAAAAAGTTGGGCGACGATGAGATATACAAAGGTTACCCCACGACAACGTGGCTGCTGTATTACCGGCTCAAAAGCGGCATGACGCAAGCCGAGCTATCGAAAAAATCCGGCATCTATATCCGCCAGATCCAGAAAGTTGAATCCGGCGAGATTGAAACCGGCAATATGGCTGCAAAAACCTTATTTGCGCTTGCCGAGGCTCTCGGCGCCGATGCGAGGGAGCTGCTGTAATGGGCATATATGACCTAACAGGGCAGACTTTTGGGCACTGGACTGTGCTTGAGCCTGCGGAGCCGGACAAATACGGTCGGGCAAAATGGCTCTGTCGCTGCGATTGCGGCAAGGAACGTGTCGTGACTGCCGACAATCTCCGCCGGGGCGTCAGTACGTCATGCGGCCATGCCAGAGGCGAAAATCACCGAAAGTATCTGATTGGGCAACGCTTTGGGCGGCTGACTGTGACGCATTATGTGCGCTACTCTTCGACCGCAAATAGCTCAATATGGCGGTGCCGTTGTGATTGCGGCAAAGAGACCGAAGTATCGGGCAGGAATCTTATGACCGGGCATACCACGTCCTGCGGCTGTGCTATGGCAGAGGCCCAGCAATCCCCAGACGCTCGTGTCAAGGCGCTGCTGGCATCCCCGCTGACAGGGCCATATGAGACCAATATCCGCGCAAAATGGTATCGAGTATCAAACGGTGCTCGTGAGTGGGAGATCAAAAACTTATCGAAATTTGTCAGAGATCATGTGGAGCTGTTTGGCATTGACCCAGAGGATAAGTATGAGGCCAAGCGCACGTCCAAGATGCTGTATGGCGCGTCATACGGTCACTGTCGGTGGCACGGATGGACGGTCATCCAGTTTGACCCAAACGAACACAAAGAGAGCACCGATTAACCTCGGTGCTCTCTTTGTCCATCTGTGATTTTTTTGTATGCCCGCCTGCGGCAGCGGTTGACAGCCTCCGGTGACAGGTGCAGCGTTTCGCACACTTGCGCGTAGCTCTTGCGCCGCACGTCGCACTCGATAAGGCACGCCGCCTCGTCCGCCGGCAGCTCAAACGATAAGATATACGCCACGGCTCGCTTGGGGGCCATAGAGGATAATTGCGCGCGGATCGCTCGGTGCTGACTGTCCATGCCCGTGTAGGGCTTGCAGAGGCGCTTGCGCGTGGGCTTTCGCCGCCCGCTCCTTCCTGTGCCCAAATCGGACACCGTTATTTTGTCGCTCTCTGGATCATCGTCACGACTTCCTGCCGCGTGATAAGTTTCTGCGGCGCGCTGCCGTCCGTGATGCCCGCCGCCTTTGCCGCCGCCCAGTCTTTTGCCGCCCACGTGGAGACGGGCTTGGTGCCGAGCTGCGACAAATAGGTATCCATCATCTTGTTGAAAGTTGCCTGATCCATGTACTCCTCCATTTCCGGCGGGTACTTGCCCGCCAAGATCATGCTCCCTGTGTACCGCATATGGTCGTCCCACTGGAAATGCGGCTTGTCCGGGAATTTCTTCCAGTCGCCGCCCCACGAAAAGCCGACCTGCTTGCCGATCTGCCCGCAGCGGGCAAAGAACGACGAATCATCGTACTCATGCCCCTTGACGTTTTTGCAGATGTCGAACGCCAGTCCAGCCTTGACGCCGTGGAACGTCGGGCGCGTCGCAGTCTTTGCCGCGTAGCCGTTTGCGGCAAGATAGCGCTGGTACTCGTCATCCCTGACCGTCTCCGTTACCAGAACCGGAAGCCCCGCTTCCTTGCAGAGGTCGAGGAAGATGACACAGTTTGCGCGCACGTCCGCCCGCAGGTCGGCGATGTCCCTACTGTGATACATCGTTGTCACCCTTGCTGTCGATCACGTCCTGCGTCTTCTGGCTCTGCGTGCCGAAGTAGAACGCGATGATGACCGCATAAATCGTCATGAAGTCCTGCGAAATATTGCCCGTCACTGCCATGTACGCGAAGACACCCGTCAGCACCAGCGTCACGATGCTCTTGACGCTCATGAGGTTTGCGATACGCTTGATGATTTTTTCGTTCATGTCATTCGTCCTTTCCCTTAATTTTGATTCCTGCCAGCAGGCCGAGTTCTGTTGTCCACGCCGTGAACCACGCGACGGTCAGGCTGTCCGGCACTACCTTGTCATGCGCGGTCAATACGAGCACCGCAATGCAGTACCAGCAGAGGTTGAGCACTGCCGCGATGACGTACTTGTCTCGCTTTCTCATCTTCCTCACAGGGCCACCCCCGACAGCAGCCACGCGATAAACGCGCCCGCCAGCGCCGCGAGAGCCTTGTCGACCAGCCCGTCCCAGCGCTTCCCCGCCTTGCCCGTGATGGCCTTTACATCCTCTTTGATCTCCTTGACGTCTCCCTCGACGGTCTCCTGCTTGGTCGCCAGCACTTCGACCGACGTTGCCAGCCGGTCAAGCGCCGTTTGGTGCTCTTGCAACTCGTTGATTCGATGCGTATTGCTCTTGCATCGGCTTTCGATTAACGCGATCGCCGCGTCATCATAGTGTTTTGCATTATCCATATCCCGCTCCCTTTCTGCGGCGTATTACACCGCCTTGAAATAATTTCCGACCAGCTCGTGCGGAAGATATTGCAGCGTGATCTTGCCGCCTGCCTGCTCGCCCGTGCGCTCGCAGAGGTAGACCTTGCCGTCCTCGCCGTCGAGGTAATACTTGCCGTACTCGTATTCCATGCCGCGCGCTGCGGGGATGGGGTCATCCTGCGTGCCCGCGTGCTCGGCGTCGATGACCGCCCAGAGCGCGGGTGTCTTGTCCGGCGTCCAGTCGGCCTGAGAGGTATGCGCCTGACGGCACTTGTGCACCTTGCCGCCGTAGCTTCTGCGGTCGCCCTCCGCGTAATCCACGGGATACGCCCATGCCGTGATGAGTTCCGGCACAGTCGCCGCCTCGCCGTCGCTCAGGCTGACCGCTGCCTGCTCGATAATGGGCCGCAGCTCCACCGCGCGGGCGTACGTGACCGGCTCACCCACAAGGGCGGTGACGGTCGCTTTGGCGCTTTCGGTCTCCGTGGGCTTGCCCATCTTGATACTCACCGTGCCGTCGCGGTGGTCGGTGATGTCCCCGCTCAGGCTGTACGCGCTGTTGTCCCACTCGTTGACGACCTCCTCGGTCTGGCCCGTGGGCTGGCCGTCCGAATCGTACTTGGGGACGGTATCGCGCTGCACGATGCTCCACGGCGTACCCGAGGGCAGCAGTGCCGCCGCGTCCGTGGTGGTCATCGTCAGGCGGATGTTCTTGACCTCGCGCTCACCCCATTCACGGTCTTTGAGGATGCCCGTGATGGTCGCGGGGTACTCGGTGTTGTTGACTTTGATGTAAGTTGCCATAGTTTCACTCCTTTATTGCGGCGTTGCATTGGCTTGCAACCATGTTAATAGGTCTCCGGACGGGGCCTCGTCGAAAGTGACAGTTCGGTACTCTTCACCGTTCCAATTTCCGGCTGCATTTCGTGCCATAATGCTTCCGAGGCTCGGCGTTGTATAGAAAAGATTGTTGTTATAGGTGGAGTAAATAGATGTGCAAGGATAGCCAAGTGCCACAAAATTTACATTCCATGTCATTCCTTCCCAGCAACTAATAACATCGTTAAATCTCCACGTCTTGCCGATTGTCTCCTCAAACGCAATGTCATACCCCGTCCCGCCGATAAGCGTCCTGCCCTTCTTCACGCTGTACACCGTGCCGTTCACCATGCACTTGCCGCCCTTGACGGTGTAGGCCGTGCCGTTGACGAGGGTCTTGTGCGTAGCGGGCGGTGGTGGCGTGACATTGCCCGAGCTGTCGACTTCCATATCCTGCGGAAGAATCAAAGCGGGGCGGATGCCGTACGCCTCGGACGTTCTGACGTAATCGTAGCCGCCGTTGGAATAGACGTACCACACTGCGAACCCATTGTCGGTATACGGGGAGCGAAGCTCCCAGTAGCGGACCGATCCATTCAGGTACGCAATACGCTTGTTGTTGGCGGACGTGCCGGCCCCAGATTCGAAGTAAGACAGCTTCGCACCGTCTACCGGGAAATAGGGGTTGTCGCTGGTCGTCCAGCCGACTTCAGGTGCGCTCAGCAGGAAAACCTTGCAGGACAGACCATTTGCGCCGCTCTGGTCAGTGCCTAAGCCGCCATTCTGACGATACGGAATTTTGACCTGTTTGATCGCGGCGCGGATGTTGCTATCGAACAGGTTCAGGAACGGGCCGTTCAGATAAGGGTATACGTCGCTGCTCTCGTACTTGTTGATGTTTGAGCTACTCCAAACACGGTTCTCATAGATGTCCTTCATCAACAGCCAAGTGCCGTTACAGGATTCGTCATACATCAAACCGGGCTTGCCCTGATGCACGACGATGAACTCTTTCGCCGCACCGTTGACTTTCAGCTTGACGATGCTGCCGACGGCTTTGGTGCCGAGTTTTGCATTTGCCATCTCCGCGCCTCCTTAGCCGTACACCCAGTTGATCGCATAGTTCTCCGTGGGCGTGGTCTCCGTGTTCACGAGCGTCTGCTTGACGATGTTGCCGCTTGCAATATAGTCGCTTCCTCGCGTCGCCGCCACAATACCGCCGCTGCCGTTGCCTTTTAAAACCGCCGACGTACTCGGCACGCTCACGGTCGGCACCGTCACTGCGCCCGTTTCACCGTTGACCGACGTGACGGGGTAAGGCGGCTGATTGTTCGCGCTATACTGCTTGACGTTGTCCACATTGCCAAGGCCGACCTCGCTCTTGCTGTAGCTCGGTTTGGTCTTCGCCTTAGCCCACTCGGGTACAGTCGGGTCGGTCTCCGTGTAGCTCTGCAAAGCGCTGTCAGCCTTGCCCAAACTCGTCTGTACGTCGCTTGCAAGGTCGCTCTTGGCAACCGTACTCTTAAAAGCCAGACTGCCGAGGTCGGCGAACCACTTTGCGATTTTGCCGAGTAGCACGGAGAGCTTTTCGCCCGTCGCAACATTTGCGCGAGTGCTCGCCGCCGTGAACGCCGCCGTGACGTTGCTGCCGTCGCCGGTCTTGTCCAGCTTGTTGACAAGGGCCGAGTACACGCCGCCGGACTGTACGGGATTCGCGCTGCCCTGCGTAGGCGTTGCGTCGGTAGTTACCTTAACGTCCTTGATAGCATTGTCAATGTATGCAAAGATGTCCTGATGCTTATTATTAGGGTCATACACAGCCGCCAGCATATCGCCCGTACCAGCGCCCGCCTGACCACGGCAATAGCCCGCGTCATAGCTCGTGCCGTTTGACAGCGTCACAATAAGGTGATAGTCACTCTGCCGGATGGTGATGCCGGTAATCGTGGGAGCATCTGCGCCGGGATTGCCCTGTGGACCAATTTCACCCTGAATGCCTTGCTTACCCTGTTCACCCTGAATGCCTTGCTTACCCTGTTCACCCTTGTCGCCTTTTTCGAGCACAAGGTTGAGCACCTGATTCGGGGCTTCGCCGGTAATGGTCGCGCTCGCAACTTTGCCGGACGTGACCGAGCCGATGGTCAGCACGTTTGCGGGGCCAGTCGCGCCAGTCGCGCCGGTGTCGCCCTTGCTACCCTGCGGGATGCCAAGCGCCAGCGTACCAGTCGACTTGTCGTAGGTAGCCGTTGCCGAGCTTCCTGCGGGCAGCGTTGTCACCGTGACCGATACAACGCTCAGCGTGACAAAGTCCAGCAGTGTTTCACCTTTTAGCTTTTTTGCCTCGCCGCTTTGCTCAAGCACAAAAAGGTCTTCGCCCGTGATCTGTGACGCTTGAGTGAGGTCGGAAATTGCTTTATCAACAATTGCTTTATCAGCCATCAGTCTCCTCCTTTGCTTTTGGCGCGTCTTGCTCGGCTCTCATGCGCTCCACCTCCTGCGCGAGGATTGCATACGCCCTGCGCAGTTCGTTGCGCGCCATGTACATCTTGTCCGTCTCAGATGCAGAGATAAGCACTGTGTCGAGGATATCAAAGCCTTGTCTCATTGCCTGCATTGCCTGTTCTTCCATCTTATCCACCTCGTTTCCATGTTGTTCCACCCATGCAGATCCACGGTATGCCCTTGTGCCAGTAATTAGAATACATCCACATGATCCCTCGATTGTAGCCTGCGCCGTATGGGGATAACCATGCCGACCCGCTCATGTCCTCCGTCCATACGGCATATAGCGTATGCGTTGGACCGGGGGAGTAGTTATAGCCGTAAACACTGATCGTTGCGCCCGCCGGGTAGATGGTCCCGGTCGTGCCGTTCAGGGTCCACCCGCCAAAAATGTAACCGGGCTTTGTCGGCGTGGTGTACGGGATGACAAAATCCACATACGGATCGACATTTTGCTTCGACCCGCTTTGTGTTGCCGGAGCGCCCGTACCCCCATTGGCATTGTAAGCGAGCTGTGCGTAGTATGTTTGCGCCGTGGCGATTTCCAATCTCACATAGACGTTGGATGCGCCTGCAAAGCGCGTCCAGTCCAGCTGGCACCGATAGCCGTCGCCGACGGTCGGCGTCTGGTAAGATGTTTGCCCGTCCGCGTTGATCACCCAGCGAGAAAATACGCTTGCGAAGTTGTTGAACTCCGCCTCAGTGTTGAACGTCGGCTGGATGTTGACGCTGAATCCGTCGATATAACCGTCATAGCACGGCGAACTCTCCCCCGCAGGCGACACGCGGTCAAGATAGACATTGCCATTTAACAGCAGGATTTGAGAATAGCTGCTGTCAACGGGGCCATATACTCTCAGACGATAGCTCATATTAACTCACCAGTTGGATATACAGCTGCCCTGCTACGCCCGCTCCACTCGGCGCGGATGTACCAAAGCTTGCCGTGGCCAGACACAGCGCCGCCGAACCGAGCTGTACAAGGCCGCTCTGGATGGTGATATCGCCGCCGGTGCCAGCCGACATGAACAGATTGCCCGCCGACTGGATCTGAATACCGCCCTGACTGGTTAGGATGCCGAGGCCAATGCCCGTGGTCGTGTACGCCAGATTCAGCGCTCCGACGACGCTCTCATCGGATGCAAGCAAGCCCACCGTGCCACCGAGCAGCTTGGTGGCCATAACCGTGCCGGTCATGATCTTGTTGCCGTCAATGTATGTCGAGCCGGGATACTGCCATGCGGAAACGGCGTTGATCGCGCTTGACGCATTATTGTTGGCGTTATAGATGGAACTTTGCGTTGCAGCGTCAAGATCCGAAAAAGCGATTTGCCCCGTCAGGTTAAGCTTGTCTGCGCTGATGGAATTCGCTGCAATACTCTCCGTCTCGATGCTGCTGCCCTTGATCTTGGTAGTACCACTCTGGTCCGTCACCGTCAGACCGTCCAGCGTGGTCTTGACCTCGGTGTACTTGCCATCGATGCCCTCGACCTTGAGCATGATCGCCTCGCTGGTCTTGGTGATGAGCGAACGGGCTTTTGCAAAGTTCCTTTCGATCTGCCGCTGCGTCGGCGATTTGTACGGGTACTCGTCGTCCAGCTCGTCCGCGTCCGGCGCGGAGATGTCCGGCGCGAGCAACGGATCAAACGTCATGTCCAGCGCGATGAGCGGTACGTAAAGCCCGTCTACTGGCCCCGCGCCCCCGATCTCCACCGCAGGTTCAAGCAGCGCTTTTCGGCCATCGTAGCCGATGTGCTTGTATCCGGAGACTTTGGCGAGGATCGACGCCGCCATCGCATTCGTGCCGTCCGGCTGCAAGGCCGTCAGCGTCCGCCCGGTGTCCGATCCGGACACGCCGACCACATCGTTGTTCTCGTCGAGCAGCTCGACTTTGGTAATGGGCTTCGACGCGATGCCCGGGGAAAAGTCCGCAAGCCGCCGCCCTAAATAGGTTTTGTCCATGTTGCCCTCCTTACACGAGGATGCGCACGCCGCCAAAGGTGATGGCGCTGCCGCCCTCCGTGATAAGATAATTAGTCTCAGCGGGCATGGAGTTTAACCCGACCAGCAGCAGCTTCCCCTCGTCCGTGATGGTCCAATTTCCCGCGTTGGCGACGGCGATACGCCCAAGCGCCTCGCGCATCGTCATATCGCCCTCGTCGTCCACGGGGTACTGCATCGGGAACGCCGCATCCAATACCGTGCGGCTGTCCACAGCCACGCCCATGCGCGCCGCGATGTCCGCGACCGCCGTCGCCGCAGGCATCGGCCATGTCTCCGCGTCATAGCTGCTGTCGAGCCACGTCTCCTCTGCTTTGAGCATCGCATCATACCCGTGCACACTCAAAACGCCCGTTTTTCTGTCGGTTTTTCGCGTTGCAAAATAAAAAATGCCCTTCGGGATCCACTCGCTCACCTGCTCGCCCAGACGCAGCCGCATGTAGACCTCAATTTTCGCCTGCCGTGGGATCGTCCCCTGCGGATAGATCTCAAAGTCGATCTGCCGTGCACAGCAGTTTCCGATGCCAAATGTGGAATACAGACCTCCATAGACCATGAGCGACTTGCGCACGATCTTATCTTCGCCGTACTCTACCCCTGCTATCTTAAGTTTTGCTTCCACGGCGTGTGCCGGATCGGCAAGCATCTGCTGCCAGAGATCACTCACTGTATGCATTGCGTCACCTCTGCGTAAAGCGCAGCGTCTGCCCGCTCCAGAATCGACCGCTCACATCCCGAAGGAGGAAACCAAGCTGCAAATCGTCAATTGTCATATTCTGCGTGACGGGCGCACTGCCAAACCACGGATTGTTGTAGGTGATATCGAGCGTGCCGGCAGACAGATCCTCGGCAAGCTGCACAGCCTCGGCATCCGAAATGTCATTGAGCTGCGCGATACAGTATCCGCGCCGGCGGACGACTGTGCTATGCCGCACACGGTCCATTGTCTCAATTTCTTCACTGTAAACAGGCGTCGCACCCGCGAAAAAACCATACTGGTCAAAGCAATTGGACCGGTCCTTGCCGTTGATTTTAAAAACGATGTCTCTCATTGGAATGCCCTCTTTGCCTGCATCTGGTATTTTGTCACGCTGCGGCCGACCTCTTTTCCATCCAGCACGACGGTTGATTTTACGTTGATCGTCTGCGATGTGCTCTGCCCGCTCTTCCCGTCAGCTGCACGCGATTCGTGCAGGCGCGCATAGCCCGCAGAGCGGGAATTCCTCGACGGATTGGCATCATACGCGGCTTTCGCCGCTGCCGCGCGATCCCTAATCTCCTTGATGACAGGGATTTTGTTGGCAACATTTCCCAGCCAGGTCACCGCGCCCTGCAGTGCTTCGATCCAGCCCTCCACCGTATCAATGGCGATGTTGACAGCACCGGCAAAAGTATTTTTGATTCCGGCCGCGACCGGGGCAAGACGTTCACCAAGTTTTGCCATCGCGTCGTCCACGTTCTGCTGGCTTTCGTTGTAATCGATCAGGTCTCCGTTCGCGTCGCGCCATGCCTGACCGGCGTCCGGCAGGTTTTGAGACGAGAGCTGATCCAGCACGATCTGCGCGCGCTCTGTGGTGCTGTTGGCCGCCGCGAGCTTCTCGTTGAAATCGTCTTCGCTCTCGCCCGCCCAGTTGAGTACATCGGCAAACGTGCCCGTTACCTTTCCGGTCTGAATGGTCTCATTGATAGCTTCGGACAGGCCATCGATCGGGATGCTGTCGCCATAGGTCGCCCATGCGCCCGTCGCCGCGTCAACCAGCGTAATGAGGTCGCTCTGGCTCAGACCGATGGCCTGCAGGTTGGCAAGAGTCGTTGCGGCCGTCTGCGTGTCGCCGAGCACGCCGTGGAGCCTTTTATACGCTTCCGCCGTCTCGTCCGCCGTGTATCCGGCCTGCTGCGAACTGATCTCCAGCGTGCCCATGATCTTGCGATACTCTTCCGTGTCGTCCACGATACCGATGATGGCGTCGCCAACGGCCTTGGCTCCTGCGACGATCGCGCCGCCCGCAAGAAAACCCTTGAGGTCGCCCAGCTGGCTGAGCAGTCCGCCTCCGTCGCCAAGATCATTGCCCGCGTCCTTGACCTCGCGGCCAAACCCGTCGATGCTGCTCGCGCACTTGTCGGCGCTCTTGCGCGCCTCGTCGAGATACTTCTCGTTTTCATCCAGCGCATCGTTCATGTCGATCAGCTCTTTCTTTGCCCGGTTGAGCTGCTGGCGGTAGTTGTCTGTCCGCTTGTCGTTTTCTCCGTAGGCATCGGCCGCGTCCTTGACCGCGCGCTCCAGGGCTTTGACCTTCTCTGCCTGCTGCTCCTGCTCGCGGCGCAGTATCTTGTTTTTGGCGGTCAGGGCGTCCATGCTGTTCGCCTGGCCCTTAAACTCCGCGTCCACAAGGCCCATCTCGCTGCGCATCACCTTCAGGTTGCTGTTCGCTTCGCTCAGCGACCGTTTAAATTCCGTCTCGCCCTCGACCGCAAGCCTCGTCGTGATCGTCCTCGTTGCCATTTAGCAGTTATCCTCCTCTCTGCGCAGGCCGCGCCGCTGGATCTCCAGCTCCTGCAGGTCGAGCACCTGTCCGGGCGTCAGCAGCAGTCCCTCGCGCACGCTCAGGTGCAAAAACTGCGTCAGCAGATCCAGCCACCACGAGCGCGTTATTTCGCTTTTGCCGTTTTTTTTTGCAGTTCTTCGAGCCCGAGGTCGCGGACGAGCCTCTCGCGCTCCTCCTCGCGGGAGAAACCGAGGGTGATCGCCTCGCGGATGGCGTCCTTTGCGCCCGCCACATCCAGCGGCCGCAGGTGCGCCCGGAAATACTCCACCGGCACGATCGGACCGCGGTCGAGCCCCTGCCAGCGCCGCACCAGCTCGCCCTGCTCGGCGAGCTTGCAGAGCAGCCAGCAGGTATTTTCAAAGCTCGCCTTGCTCTGCCCCTCGATGTGCTTGGTGATAAATTCCTCGTAGCCAAATTTGTCATAGGCGTCAAAGAGCGCCTGCCCGTTCAGGCACAGATAAAATGTGTGCCCGTTCAGTTCATAGGGAAGTGTCTTCATTTTTTCCTCCGAATACAAAAGAGACGCAGCGGGTGCCGCGTCTCTTCGCTTCTCAGCCGCCCGCTGCGGCCTTGATTTTTTCATTGACCCACGCCGCGGCCTTAGCCTCGGTGTCGAACTCCTCGCTCTTGTGCCTGTACTTGCCGTAGAGCGGCTCAAAAACGGTAAACGTGAGCTTGGCATTGCTCAGCACGATGCTGTCGCCCTTGGTTTCGTAGCTCTCGCCCTCCATGTTGGCCTTGACCTTGGGGAAGAAGATGCCCTGGTAGTATTTCGTCCCGTCGTCCTTCATGCAATTTGTGTAAAAGGCAAGGCTGCCATAGGGCGCAACGTCGTTGCTGCCGAACTTGAGGTCTTTGTCCCCGTCCGTCGTGCCCAGCTCTGCGCCGGTCAGCGCCGCTGCGTTTTCGTTTGAAAGATACAGCGTCTCTACAGCCAGCGAGCCGTCCTTGAATTCCACGATCTCAACCTTTTTCACGTTGTCGCCATGGCCGCTTATGCGATTGAAGTTGATCGTTTCCGTCACCTTGTTCAGCGCGCCGAGGTTTGCCGGCGTGCCGAGCTTCGGGGGCGCGCTTACCGTCTCCGGATCAGTCGCGGCGAACGGTGCCCACTGGATCATCTTTGCTCCGTACTGCATGGTAATCCTTTCTACAGCCCTTTTTCTTCGAGGTAGCGGCTGTACACCTCAAACTCCGCCGCCGTCGCGGCGTCCGCGCTTTGTTCGTTCGCTTTTCGCAAAAAGTTCCGCGCTTGGATCGTCTTCGTGCCGAACTCGTTTAAAAAGGCAATCTCCGCGTTGCGTGTCACGGTCTTGCCGCGCTTTCTGCTGCCGACCGGCGTAATGTACAGCACTCGCTGCCCGTCTTTGACCTTGACCTTGCCCTTCCGGATTGAGTTTGCCGTCATGCCCGTGGCGTAGTTCTTCTTCTGGCCCTTGTTGCGGTACTCCGTGCCGAGCTTACGCGCCTCGGCGCGCTGTGCCTCAACGACCACGTCGGCGCGGGCGTTGAGCATCGCGTCGATCACCTCGTCCGGCAGCTCAGCAAGCTCTTTAAAAGAGAGCTCGACCTCGTCAATGCCCTTAAACTCGACCTTGGCCATCATCCTCCGCCTCCCAGCGTCCCACGGCGTCAAATTCCAGCACATAGTGCTGTCCTGTCTCATCCGTGGCGTTCTCGATGCTCGGCAGGGTAAAATCATCCACCGCGGCGATCGCGTCGCGCAGCGCGTGCCGAACGGCCAGCGTGGAGGCTTTGAGCGGTGCAAAGTAGTGGACCTGAACAAGCGCCCGCGTCAGATGCGCAGCGTTGTCCCCGATCCCTTCCGCCAGCTCTGAATAGTTAAACGTGCAGTACCGCACGCTCTCTCCGGTGTAGAGGTTCGGCACGACCGGCTTGACCACCGGCGACACGGTCTTAATGATGATGTCATCCAGTGTCATCAGCGTTCCCTCCATGCGGTGTCAGAATCGGACACCGGCCCTTTCATCTGCCCGACCGTCAGCTCGCACGTGCCGTCGCTTGCCTTGTAGACGCGCAGGATGTGATAGCGTCTCCCGAGATATTCCACCAGCTTTTCGTCGTGATAATCGTCCGCAAAGCTCGGCAGGATGATCTTGAGCTCCGGCGCAAGTCCGATCGCCTGCGCGTTATAGGTCTCCTGCGAGCCAACGCTGCGGATCTCGGCATAGCTCTCGCTCGTCTGCTCCGTAGTCTGCACGCGGCCGATCTCGTCATAGCCGGTCTCGACCTCTCGGATCAGCGTTACGACGTCCGAAAACGTGTAGGCCTCAGCCATTACTTTCCCCGCCTTTCTCCTGGATCAGACGGTCGTGGAGGTCCATGCGCAGGTAGGCCGGCAGCGCAGGCCCCGCGATTTGGTTGCGCCTGCGGTAGAGCCACGCCGCCATGCTCACCTGAAGCTGCGTGTCGTCCAAGTCGTCCCGCAGCGTGATCCCGTACCGCTCAATGCGGGAGGCCGCGACGGTGAGCAGCTGCTTGAGCTGCGCCTCGCGCTTCTCGTCGGCGTGGCGCATATCAATCTCGGCCTCAAGCATTTTGAGCTTATCCTCGTCTGTCATCATCGTTCGCGACCTCCTCTCTCATCAAGCCGTAGCGACCAGCGCCGCGCCAATGCCGATCACGCGGCCGCTGGCGTCAATGTCGCACACGGTGACATAGTTGCCGCTCGCCGCGGCAACGCCCTTGTCCACGGGCACATCCTTCCAGCTCTCGCCCAGGGCCGCGCCCTTGGCCACGCTGACGGGCACGCCGGCGACCATGTACTTGAGCTTGCTGCCGGTGTTGCCGGTCACGGTCAGCGTGCTCTTGCCGCTCGCGGGCTTCGCCGCGGTCACGACCAGCGCGGCCGGGTTGCCGTTGTAGTCGGTCGCAAAGCTCAGCGACGTGGTCGGCGCCGTGTTATTGTAGTTCGCGATCACAAAGGCCTCTCCGAAGACCGGCTTTCCGTCAAAGCGCTGCAGGCCCTTAAAGATCGTGCAGTTCTGAATAAACAGCGGGATATCGCTGTAGTCGATCTTTGCGCCGCTGCGCTCGACCCAGCGCTCAATATCCATGTAGCCGCCCGCGATGTCGTAGTCGCTCATAAAGTCGCACTCGACGATCGTACCGCCGACGACGGGCATCGTGTTTTCCATGCCGGGCAGCAGCATCGCCGCGCTGTTCCACGCCATCGCGCGGGCCTTGAGATCCATGTGCGTCACACGGTTCATAACCCAGACAATGCTGCCGTTGGAATAGTTGGGCTTCGCCTTGCCCAGCGCTGCAACCAGCGGGCGGAAGAAGGCCGTGCCATCCGCGTTGAAGAGGTCGAGCTTTACGACGTTGCTCGTGTGCAGGTCGGTAAATTCCTCCTGCTTAGAGCCCCACCACGAAGGCTTGCTCGTCGCGGCCAGTCTAACAACAAAACCAATCGGCTTGTTTTCGCCGTCGCCGTAGACAGCTGCCTTATCCACAGCAAGACCGATCGCCTGACCGAGATAGTCGATCACGGTGGCGAGCAGCTCAAGGTTGTCGTCGTCCTCCAGCGTGGGATTGGGCACGACCACATAGCCGCCGACCATGTAGCCGTCCATCTCGATCTGGGAGAAATCGATGTCCAGTTCATTGAGTCTGCCCAGCGCCTCCGTCCACACGGCTTCGGGGATCTTGCCCGCGATATTCTGGCGGGCCGTGCCCTTGAGCGGGGTGACGTGCAGATACTGGTACAGCTTGCTGTAGCGCTCCGTCGTGTCGCGCAAGATCGGCAGCAGCGTGTCGGGGATGCCGAGCTCTGCGCCCTTGACGGTGCGCTTTTCGCCTTTCATCTCGCGGAAGCGCGTCAGGAACGCCTTGACGTCGTCGCGCTCCATCTGCGCACTCAGGTCGCGGACAGCAATGCCGCGGATCTTCTCACGGGTTTCAGTAGGCATTTTCATTGCTCCTCTCTTCTTTATGCCGCCCTTGCGGCCGCGGGCCTCATCGCCCTCATCAGCGCCGTCCACAGCATCTTGCACGGTGCTTTCCAGTTCGTCGATCTGGTCGGTCAGATCCTGCGCAGCCTCTTCCGCGGCGTCCAGCGCATCCTCGACGTTCTTCTTTTCCTCCTCAAAGGCCGCGACGGCTTCTTCGACCGCCGTTTTCTCCTCGTCGGTGGCAGCAGCCTCAATATCGGCCGCGAGTTCGTCCTCGCGCTTCTTAAATCCGGCCTGCTGCTTGCGCAGTTCCTTGATCTCCGCGTTTTTTTCGTTCAGCTTCTTGCGCAGGAGCAAAACTTTCAGTGCCATAATCAGTGTGCCTCCAGTCTTTTTTTCATGTTTTCGCGCCAGACCTGCGTCTCGCGCTGCCTGATGGTCTCGAGCTGCTGCCGTCTGGCGCTCACGCTCGTCGCCTCGTAGGCGGGGAACGTGCAGACGCTCACCTCGTACAGCGGATCGACCTTTTCGATTTCCCAGCGGCACCGGCCGTCGCCGAGATCCACAAAGGTCTCTCTCTCGATATCAAAACCAAACGAGCACTGGCTGACGTCACCCCGCTGGACGCGGGCATAGAGGTTCATGGCGTCGGTATCATCTCGGTTGATCTCAATCTGTCCCCAAAGGCCGGTCTCGTCCTGCTTCAGCAGGAGCGTGCCGGCCGTCGTGCGTCCCATGACGAGCGTCGTGTCGTGGTTGACCAGCGCGCGCACGTCCTGCGTCAAAACGCCCTCGAACGCGCCCGGCTTGACAACTTCTTCCGCGCCGTCCCACAGGGGATAGGGGGAGTCGAACACGGCAAAATAGCCCTCGATATAGAGCTTGCCGTCCGCGTCGCGGGTTTTAAAGTTCTGCGGCAGCGAGCGCACCTGTCGCTGCTTGCGATCATTCGTTTCCATCGTCGCTGTCTCCTTTCAGCTTTTTCTGGTTGCCGATCATTTCGGCCGGGATATAGTTCTCCAGCATGACCAGCTCTTCCAGCCCGTCGATCGGGCCGAGGTCGAGCCAGTCGCGCACCTCGTTGCCGCTCATCAGGCCGCGCACATACTGCGCATCGCCCACGTCGGCCAGCTCCGTCAGCGTGTAGGAGTAGAGCTTGCGCGTCGAGAACTTAAAATACATCTCCGGCGAGAGCAGCAGCTTTTTGGTCAGCTCCTGCGCAATCGTCGTCGCCAGCGGGACCACCATGCGCCGGATATAGTTGTTATATTCCGGCTGATTGTACGCGCCCACGCCGATCAAAAAAGGCGGCACGCCCAGTGTCGCGGCAACGGTCTTGCGATCCAAATCGACCGTCTCGTTGATGGCGAGGTCGGCCAGCGTCAGCGGCTTGACCTGCTGCACGTCGATCAGATCCGCGGGGATGATCCACGGCGCGCCCGTCTCATCTTCGGATAGGTACTGCTCCGCGAGCCGCTTGCGGCCCGCCTCGCTGCTGAATTCATCGGCCAGCGCGTCGACCTTAACAATGACGCTCGGCTTCCACTTGTCCGCCATAAAGCGATTCGTGGTCGCCGCCGCCTGCTTGAGGTTTTGCAGCACGTCCCGCAGCTGGATCGTCACGCCGCGGCCGCGCCACGGCTGCGCCGGATCTACGTTAAACGGGAAGTGCAGCACCTCGCCCGGCTCAAACACGTTGCCTTTCCACAGCACCTGATAGCTGTTATCCGCCGTCGCGTTTGCGCTGGCCCCCGGCATGGGGACGAGGTCAGCGAGCTTTCCGCCCTGCGTCACCGGCAGCACAAAGGCGTTGCCCGTTGAAAGCATCTGTGTCACGATCCACTCGACAAACGTCTTGCGTGTCGACAGGGAGTATGGCGTCACATCGACAAACCTGCTCAGTTCATTTTTCTCGCGCACGTCGCCGGCCTTGCCGTTGCGCATCAGCTGGATGGTCGATGCGCCGATGATGGACGCCGTCACCGCGATTCCCGTTGCCGCATCCGGCGATTGCAGCAGCGAGGAATAGCCGCTCACGCTTAGGCTGTCAAAGCTATCGCCCAAAAACAGACCCAGCGCCGAGTTATCGCCGCGGATGCGGGGCGGCGCTTTCCGCACCCGGCTTTTAATATGCTTTGTCATGCTTCTTTGCCTTTCTCATCGTCGTCATACCATCCCTTGCCCTTGTTGCTGGCTTCCAGGTCTTCAAGGTACGTGCACGCCGCAAACACCGCACAGTCAAACACGTCGATGCGCAGGTGCTCCGCCATCTTTTCATACTGGATCATATCGTCGGCCTTTTCGATCGCGTGCACGTTCTGCACGCAATATTCAAATGGCTCGGCGTGGCAGTAGTACAGCGTGCCGCGCTTCGCGCTTGCCTCAAGGTACCGGAATCCCTCGCTCTTTCGTGTAAAGAGCTGCGGCTGGTCCTTGATTGGGAAGTGCTTGTTTTTCATCTCAATGAAGTACTCGCGGCAGAATTTTCGGTCATGTCCGATGCGCCGCAGCTTAAAGCCCTCCGTGCGCCGCGCGATGTACCACCGCACAACGTCGGAATAGTTAAGCACCTTGTCGTTGCACATATCGAGCCAGCCGTCATCTTTCCAGCCGAAGAGCGGGATCTCGTCTTCCTGCGCTTTCTGCGTCGCGGCCACGACGGGAAACCAGCAGTGCGGGATGATAATATCCACGCCCTTGTAGTTGCCGAACAGGCACGTTGCCGTCAGGTCGTGCAGCTTAGAGAGGTCGCTGCCGCCGTACCATCGGATCGGCAGCCGGCGCAGCTCGTCGAGCGTCCAGTTGTACTTGCTGTCGCTCGCGCGGAATTCGTCGATGTTGAAATATGCCTTGAGATCCGCCGTAAAGACGTTGAGCGACTTTTGCAGGAATTCCGGCCGCATCTGCGGATCGTCCTTGGCCTGCATCGCATCGTTGATCATGTCCTGCGGTCGGATGGACTGGCCCCAGCCGGGATTACATCCTCGCAGCACGTCCGGGTTGGTATAATCCACGTCGCCGCTGTCCATTCGCGGCGCGCAGGCGAGGAAAATAAACAGGCTGTCGGCTGCGTCGCCGGTGATTGTCCCTTTGAGGATCTTCCGGCAGTACTCCACGCGCCGTGCCAGGAAGCCGTGCGCCAGTTTACCACCGGACGAAATGCCGATGACCAGCTTGTTGGAGTACGCCTTGGTCGCGTCTTTTAACACCTGGTACTGCTGCGGGCTCTTGTAGGTATGCTCCTCGTCTGCGATGACGATGTTGCAGTTAAAAGAGTCCTGCTTGTCCGGACTGGCCGCCAGCGCGTTGATGCTGATAAATCCTCCCTCACCGATGTCGCCGGTGATCGAGTGCTCGGAATTGCTGTTGAGGATGCGCAGCCCGTTTTCGGGGTCGTCCGTGGTCGAAATGCGCAGCCTGCGGATGTTATACGAGAGGAAATCAAAGCCCTCCATCGCCTGTTTGAGCGCGCCGCCGACCTCGTAGACCTTTGATCCGCTCGGCGCGTAGTAGAGCGCCAGGGCCCACGCCAGCGCCGCGGCAAAGGTGGTCTTGATATTTTTTCGCGGGATAAAGTCTTGCGCCTCCGTGAAGCGTCTGAGCTGCGTTCCGGCACGGTAAAAGCCCATAATGTTGAACACGATGAACTTGTGATACGGCAGCAGCAAGAACGGCGTGCCGCGCAGCGGCCGGCCATCCATAAACTCGCCTTGCTGGTGGCACATCATTGTCTCGATGATGGCAAGCACTTCGCAGGCCGGCTCACTGCGGAATTCCCACTTGGGGTTTCCCAGGTCGCGCACATACCGCTCACAAGCAAGACGGATCTCTTCACAGGCGACGATCTCGCCCGAAAGCACGTTCTCGACGTACCCGTCCACATCCGCCTGGTACCTGCCCGCGTTCTCGGCCGCGTACTCCTTGGCCGCGTCGATCAACTCTTCAAGTTTCGACCGCCGCTCCACCTCGGGATTCGCGAGTTTTGCTTTCATGGCTTTCAGGCTTTTGGGCGTCAATCCGAGCTGTGCGCGCTGTGCCAAAATATCCTTGCGCAGCTGGTCGACCACCGCGTAGTTGGGATCTTTGGCCGTGTACGTTGCGCCCGTCTTGTTCACAAGCTCGGCGACCATTTTTCCGCCCGCGGCTTTCCACGCTTTTTCAGCGCGTGCGAGCTCTCGCTCCTGCTTTGCCAGTTCGTGGATCGCTTTGTCAAATATCGGCGAGTACGTCCCGACCGCTTCCATATCCGCCTTGATCATGGCCTCGCGGCCCATCGCCTCACCTCCGTGTTTTCTCCGGCGCATTCCCCGCTCCTCGCCTTGGCTGCGAAGAGCGAGGCGTGAAAGGAAGATCATCCATGTCCGCCGCAAAGAGCGGGGAACGCGCCGGCATTTTCTCGTGTCCGATTTGGGCACCGCCGCCAGAGCTGGGAACAGCCAGCCGGCCGAATCGGCAGCGGCCAAGCGTGGGGGCAAAGTGACCTTCGCGCGGCTGTGCACAGCCGCGTCGTTTGCGCACGCGCCGCACCCGATCGCGTTTTCTTGTCGCTTACCCCCTCGCACTTTTTCCCCGCCGTCGGAAATGGGGGCGCCCCCGGTTCCTGAGCCGTCCGATCACTCCCCCCAAGCCGAGGGGGGGATCGTTTTTTTCCGCCAACTCTCGCCGAGCGGCGTGAGCTTGTGCGTCAGCCGGTCATGCATCGCGTCGTGCTTCTCCGCGGACAGGCTCAGCAAATTCCACGGAGCCCAAGCGTATTCCGGATAATCTTCGGCAGGCCAGATGTGATGCACCGTAGTCGCCTCAACGGTTTTGCCGTAGCGTGCCGATTCCCTGCACTTGCCCTTGTCTCTGCGCAGGATATTTGCCCGCAGCTTCCGCCACCTGGCTGTCCTGTACCCATCCCACGACATACGCCCTCCTTGCCGGCACGGTTCTTTTCTGCTCACGGGCTATCACCTCCGGGCAAAAACAAAAGCCACCGCCGACACCCCCCGAGATTCGGGTTTGTCAGCAGTGGCTACTAAGCGAGCACGCGCCATGTTCGATATTCACGATGTTCGATGCCTTGCATCTTCGGCACCAAAGGACCAGGTTTCGCGCCTCCGTGTCTGGCCGAACGGCCTGCGATGTGAGCCGCCCGCAGTTCGGGCAAACGATCAATCCGTTCTTTGTGTCCAGTTTAGCAGTCTTTGCACTGTTTTGCAATGCTTTTTCCTCACTTTCTGGGGGTTGTCCGTAAATATTCATAAGGTTTCAAGAATAAGAAATCAATATCTAAAATAAAAGCGCTGTTTTCAGTAGCTCAAATACTTGCTGTAGGAGTACACGCCCCAGTCGCTTTTTGCCTCGTTGTACTCGAGCGGCAAGATGACCGCATCCCGCGGGACGTAGATGCGGCCGGTCTTGCTGGT